GATTTGATGGCATACATTGGCGGTAAAGGTTGTTGGGAACTAAATGTCTATGATGAAGTTGCCGATGCAATGAAGGCAGCAGCAAAGGAACTTGATGTAAAAATCAAGTGGGGTGCAGCATGGTCAATTGATTGTCTCAATGATTGGGAAGACACTGCAGAGGCTGCCATGAATTCATATGTGGATCTGAGAAGAAGTCAAGGTCGCCGACCTTTCATTGATGCACCACATTTCGAACTTGTAATTTCATAAATATTATTATATAATGATCAAGTGATTGTCCTCTCACAGTAGAGAGAGTTTGCCGATCTTTCACAACCAAAACTTGACAAAGAGGAAGTATAGTGCTATACTGATCTTACTGGGAGAGATTTTTTCAACCCGTAATTCTGGAGATCATTCATGTATGCATCGATTCCGTCCCTTGAAGACACTGAGGTAAATATTACGAAAGTAATGTATCAGTACCCAAAAGCTTGGGAATTTGATTTCGTTTCATCAGGAAATGAACGAATAATGCGAGGTAGATTTCAATCACCTCTTGACGGAAATGATTTAATCTGGCGAAATATCGCCAAACTTCAGAAGCATGTATCTTGAAAAAACATTTGTTTTTTGACCAGTAATTTATAGGAGGTCTCATGTCTCGAACATACCGAAATCCCAATGCTAAATTTAGTATTTTTCGTAAGCCAAAGCATAAAGGTGTACTTCAAGCCGCTACAGATGAATATGGAATTCGTCCAGGTGCAAAGCCGCCAACTGACAGAGAAGATATATTTGTGAAGGCTCTCCGAGAAGACTTCAACTTTTATAAAAAGGCGCATAAGTATGACAAAATTTTCAGGGACTATCGTAAGGTTAAAGAAAGGAGCTTAGACCAAATAGATATTTCTGTATAACTTAACAATCTAAAACTATGAGGACATTAAGTTGTCCTCATATTATTAAGGTAAGTATATTATGAGCAAAAATAGACAAGGCTCTTCATTCAATCCAGAAACACAAGTTCGTAAAATAGAATTCAAAACTAAACTAATCTCAAAGGACCGGGCAACTGCATTCGTTTCAAAATATCATTATTCTCCTGTGATGCCTGTTTTAACAAAATACTTTCTCGGTTTCTTTGATGAAGGTAAGTTAAAAGGCGTTTTGACATTAGGTTATGGTGTACGACCTAGAGATACTATTAATGTGATATTACCAAAACATAGTGATGAAATAATGAAACATCATTATGAGATGAGAGGAAAAAATAAAAAGCCAGTAAAAGTATTTGATAATCCATTAGATGACTGGTATTTTGAAATCGGCAAAATGTGCATGTCTGATGATATGAAAAAGAATGCCGAAACACAAATGCTTTCAGCAACTGTAAAATGGCTGAAACACAATTCTCGACGAACAAAATTTCTTTATACAATGGCTGATGGCATCATGGGTAAGCATGGTGGTGTATATCAAAGTTTTAGTATGTATTATGGTGGTATGAAAGAAACTGAAATATATCGTAGTAAAACTGGTGAAAGAATTCATCCAAGAAGTACAGCCGCAATGTGCAAAGAAGATGCCAGGATACAAGGTGTAGATAAGGTATCAAGATTATCAATATCTTATATGGAAAGCAAAGGTATACAACATGTGCATGGTTATATGGTTTGCTATATGACACCTCTCAATCCAGAAGGTAAAAGACTTATAGCTGAAGCAAAACCTTTTAAAGGCACTTCAGGTAAATGGGAAAGGGGAAACTATCCTAAATGTGAAGACCTTCGTTGGTTTTTAAGAGTTCGTAAACCGGGTGATATTGATTATAGCCCAAAAACAATTAAGGTTGAAATTAATCAACCAGAATTTAATTACGACAATATTGAGTATAATCCCCAATTGCAAAAAAGATTGTACAAATCTAAGATGCCTTGTTTAGAAGATATTTTTATTGATGATTAAAAAAAAGTTCTTGACATTTTCGATTTATCTGATATGATCTGATCATTCGTTTTGATGATTCAACATTTTCAAGGGTTTCCATGAAACGTTCAGAGTTGCCAGAAGGAATCGAAATTATTGATAATCGTGAAAAATGTGTTGTGATTGGCTGCAACAAGGTCGGTCAACATATGGGACAATATCGTAAAGATGGATCAGTGATACGCCGAGCGACCTGTGATATGCATCATGGACTACGCTACAATATTGGTGGCTGGGAATACAAGCAATATCGTAAAGATTATTGTGAGAACAAAGATGGTCGCCTCGGTTTCGAATGTACTGCAACTATCATCATGCAATTGATGCTTGATGTAGATCATATTGATGGTAACCCTGAGAACAATTCACAAGAAAACTTGCAAACTCTCTGCAAGAATTGCCACGCCTACAAGACCTGGGTCAATCAAGATGGTTTGACTGAAGGCCGAAAGACCCTAAAAGAAAAACGAAAACTTGCCAATCAGTGAGGTATATCATGTCAGCAATCAATCTTTTTCTCTTGGTCGTTTGTGACCTCGCAATCGTAACCTCTTATCTGGTGCTACAATGACAGAAAGACAACACCTCAAGGTCCTACATCAATCAATGCAAATGGTTCGTGATGAGTTGGTTGAACAACACATGCAAACACCTACCAATAAATTAACAAAACGATTGCTTTTGATTCAAGCAGATTTGGATCAACTTGCCACACAACTTGAGAAAACAGGCACAACGAAAATTTTTTCAAAAAGTTCTTGACATTTTCGATCCATCTGATATGATCTGATCATTCGATAACAGATCACACACAAGGAGCCAAATGATACCTCAAAGAGAAATTCTTCGAATGGCGATTCAAGCAACCGCTCAGGAAATGGTAGTAAGCCAAAGACGGTTAGCCCGCCTCTCTGATGAGACCATGCAGGAAATCTGTGAAGAAGTTGAAAATCGACTTCGTGAAACTCACCTGTGGGGATTCATGGTTGATTACCCTCAAGTTCTTCCGGAACATATTCTCGACCTCCTCTTCGAAACTGATGAGGAAGATTGGCGAGAACGCCAAGCAGCCCTCCGTAGAAACGAAGAATGGTGGGCAAGCAGAGATGTCGAAAGCCCAAGTGAATATTGGGATAACATCAGACACTTAAACTTCTGATCAGAGGACTTATGAATCACTACATCTTAGCGATCAAAGTATTCTTTTTATTGCTGACTCTTTTGCCATGCATCTATGGCGTAGTAATATATCAAAATATTCGAAAAAAGTTCTTGACATTCCGAACCAATCTGATATGATCTGATCATAGTGATTGAGACACACCACACACGGAGCACACAATGAGCAATCACACTATCACTGTCATCCCTCACAAAGTTTGGAAGAACAGCAAGACAAATAAGACCGCATCAATTTACGGTGCCTCTCCTGCAGGAAATGATTGGTCTGTAGTTAAAGCTGGATTCACCGTACGCATCAACAACAACGGTTCACTCAGCACCGGGTTGGCATCTCTTCCTCACAACGCAACAATTGAAGAGGCAACTGAAGTTGCCCGCCGCTATGCTGCCTTGAGTCCAAATTGTGTTGTAATCTAAACTTTTTCGAAAAAAGTTCTTGACTTTCCTGTCCAGTCTGATATGATCTGATCATAGTGATTGAGACACACCAACCCAAACGAGAATCGCCATGTTTCTTCGTGAACAAAAGCTTCTGAAACTCGCCACAATGATGAACCTGACACCAGCACAAGCCGCCTGGTTGCCAGCCGCCTTTGACAAAGCCGCAGAGAAAGTGGACATGAGCCACGACCTGTTCTACCGCCACATGGAAACTAGTGTAGAATTGCGAGACTACATCAAAGATGGTATCGTGAGATGTAGCCAAAACATCGCCCTTTCTGTATACAAGACCCCAGCAACCATCTAAGGAGACGATCATGTCAAAGTCAGAAATGCGACAAGCAATTGAAAATGCCATGGCCCGCTACGACAGACCAGTCGAGAAAATCGAAAAGGTCCTTGGTGAAAATCTGCTGAACAAATATTCTGCCAACTATCGTGCCGGATCCGGTCAATTGAGACTTGGCAAGAACAGCAGTGGCAAGCATTGCATGTCAGAAACAGGTGGAAAGCAAAAAGCTTTTTATTGAAATTTTTCGAAAAAAGTTCTTGACATTCCTGACCAGTCTGTTAAGATCTGATCATGTTGAGTGATTGATTAATAACCCACACAATGAGGAGCCACTATGGCACTTAAAAGAGTTACCCTTGAGCAGTTCAGCACCGCTATCATCAACCACTACGGTCGTGAAATCATGAGCCGTACCGAAATCAATAGCTTCGCCGCATCTGCCGGTTACTCTCGTCCAAACGGCTGGGATACTGACCAAATTGCCAGAGGCAAGTACCGCTTCAGCAAAACATCCGCAGCCAAAGTTGGTCGTGTAAAGATCGATTATAATAGCTTGAATGATGATTCGCAAGAAGTTTTCGAAGACCTTGCGATGTTGACTCGAGCTGTTGCTGCAAAAGCAATCAACTCTGTAATCGTTACCGGTTCAGCCGGCGTCGGTAAAACACATACTGTGACCGATGAGTTGAACCGCCGTGGTTTGCAAAAAGACCGTGATTACGTTATTCTCAAGAGTAAGACTAGCCCACTCGGTCTGTACATGACCTTGTTTTTACATCATGACAAAATCATCATTCTTGATGATATGGATGATGCGCTCAAGAACGATGATTGTGCCAGCATCCTGAAAGCGGCACTCGACTCCTACGAAGATCGTGAAATCTCCTGGAGTTCAAAGCGTATGGTAAATGTTGTTGGCGCAACACCAGACACTCGCCGTCAAGTTGAAAATGACGCCCGTGATGCTCTGCGCAACGGTGAAACTGATGTACAATTGCCAAACCGCTTTATGTTCAAAGGCAATGTTATCTTCATCTCCAACTTGTCTTCTGACAAGTTCGACAAGGCAGTAATGTCTCGTAGTATGAAGATTGACTTGACCATGAGTGACAAGCAAGTGTTTGCTCGTATGAAGACCATCGTGCAGAAGCTGAAAGGCATCTCACCAAACCTTGCTCGTCGAGCAATGTCTGTCATCATTGATGACTACAATGCCGGCAAAGGCGATGTACCTAACATGCGCACCGTCATCAACTACGCCAAAGTGCTTTCCGCTCCCGGCGTGACAAATGATCCTCGCAAACTCGAGCGATTGTCAAAATACTGCTGATAGCAGTTTCATAGCCTCTCCCTGAGAGGCTTTTTCTTTTCTATTATTTGAGGTACTGAAATGATTGGATACAAGCTTATTCTAAAAACCAAAACAAATGAGATACATAAGATTGATGGTTGGATTCAGCATGGCAACAAACTTACCAAGAAGATGGCTGAACAACTTGCAAGAGAAGAATTAGCAGATCCACAGTACATGTCGGCGACTGTACTTACTGAAAACGGAACCAAAGTATATTCACGATAAGGAGAAAACATGGGACTTGATATGAGTGTCCACGAACTTCGTAAATGGGAAAAGCAAGAAATTGGCAGGTTTGCAAAGGCAATTATTGCTGCAATGCCAAAAGCGTACAATGTTAATGTTGAAGAAAATTGCGAATTTAACATTGATTATTTTTTTGAGAAACATCCGACAATACCTGTACCATATCAGATTGGTATTGAACTATGTTACTGGCGTAAACATCCAGACCTTCATGGTTGGATGCGAGATTTATTTTATGAAAAAGGTGGTAGTTCAGATTCATCATTCAATGGAGATGTTGTATTTCTCACTGTTGAAGATGTGGATAATCTAAAAACAGCAGTGCTTAATGGCACTTTACCGACTACTACAGGATTCTTTTTTGGTGAATCCGATGAAGATCGTAAAACATTTGACCTAGAAGCAATTGACAAGATGCTCAAGGCTCTTGAAAACGGCTCATCAATCTATTACACTTCTTCATGGTGAAACTATGGCAAAGAGAATCCGTGGTGGCAAATTAACTGCTCGACAGAAACTCATTGCCGAATGTAAGGCCTTCAACAAAGGCCTTTCTCCTCGCTTGAGAAAAAGCCTTGAGGAATTTGCTGCCTATAAATATGGCTATGTAACGGCAACCTATCATTCAATACCAAAAGAAGAGGTTGTATATCGACGTGAAGAACAACATGTACCAAGTTTAAATAGTGGTGTTCTTTGTGCTACAAAAAAGAAAGAACAAGTATATACTGGTGAAGTTGTAACTGGTGTTGCAACAATGCACAAGTCAAATGCTGTTCCAGTAATCAATAATGAACAAGCCAAAGACTTGGCATCAATGAGGCGATAATGACTGCAATTAACCTATTTTCAATTCCTGTTGAGATTAAACAATTAGATCCTGATTTAGTTAATGAAATAGATCAAGAAGTTAATGCATGTCTTGAAATCAATGATAATTATTGGCCTTCAAATGGACAAATTGGAAGAGGTTCTGATTTCATGGCTTGTGATGATCCTAAAATTTTAAAATCGAATTGGGATTTGTTTTCATCATATGATTTATCAACTCTTGAATATGTGATTAAAGGTGAGTATCTTGAATATCTTAATAAACATACGCTGTTATTAAATGATGTGGTCTGGAGTTCAATTGATAGAACTTCAATTAAACTTGAATCATGGTTACTAAAAAACGATGATCACAATTCAGGTTTACTTGCTCATCAACATGAAAATAAATTTTTGAATTGTGTGTATTATCATGAAACACCAGATTTGAAAGGAGAAGATGGTGGTGAACTAGTATTGTTCTCAACAAATCCACTATTATCATTTTATCATTTTAATTCTCATGCTAAACAATTCATCAACGTTTCGAAAGGAACACTTATTGTTTTTCCTTCATTTGTAGTACATGCTGTAAATGCCTTACCAAAAAATGTGGAAGGTAAAAGAATTAGCATATCAACTATTTTACAATTTAATGAAATACGAAAATTATATGACTGAAAAAGATCGTGCTGAATTGAGATATAGTTGTGAATATAATTACAAATATAAATTATATAAAGAAGTAACAGCGGGTTTTTTGTGTTCATTAGGTATTCGTGATATTTTTCAAGGCTTTGGTAATCCTAAAAAAGATGAAGGAATAATTGGCATTCTTCATTTAAAATGGACTCTTGATCCAAATGATGGAGTTGGATATTTTAAAAGTATATGGTATGATACTGTAGAAGATGCTGCAACTGCCGCCTTTAATATTGAAAATAGTAAAAAGATTGATAGTTTAAAGTGCGTACAAATTGTAAAAGATTTTGTTCGTACCAAATATGAAGGTGCAAAACCTGTATCTGATGATGTACTTCTAAACTAAGGAGATGTATGACAACCGAAGAGCATGTGTTTGGCGAGAGAAAAGATTTACCCTTCTATCATCGTTTCGAAGAAGGTAGTGATGTTTATGAAAAGTATGGTCCTGGTGATCAATATATCAAGCGATTTGATAATGGCTATTCAACATCAGTAATTCGCCATGCCACTTCTTATGGTGGAATGAAAGGTCTTTGGGAAATGGCATTGTACTACAAAGACCAACAAATTTATGTTGAAGAAATTCAGGGTGAATGGGAAGATACTGTGATTGGTTGGTTGAACGAAGATGATGTATTAGATATATTCGAAAAAGTTAAGGAACTAAAACCCAGATAGGCATATGGAGCCCGAAGAATATATTCTAATTTTTAGTGCGGCAGCAGCAATCATTGCCGCAATCAATATTATAATTTTAACATTTTTGTAGGTAAGATGAAATACTCAATTTTGCTTTTTTTTAGTCTTTTTATTTTTGGCTGTGGTTTGGTACCTGAAGATGAACGTTATCACTCTAACGAGAGTATTAACAGTGATGACAATGCATCTGTGAACAACCGAGAGGTATTGGCAATCTTTCGAAAATAGTTCTTGACATCCATGAATTCAACTGCTATGATCTAAGAATCAATAAATTCTTATGGAGTAAATGATGATGCGAAAGCAGAACGCCATCGGAATGATGGTGGGACTTGCAATCGGTGATGCAATGGGTTCAGCACTTGAATTCATGCCAATGAGAGACCGTGGTAATTTCATCACAGACTATCAGAAAAGTCCTACATTTCCAATTGCTGCAGGACAGTGGACAGATGATACAAGCATGGCACTAGCCCTTGCTGATTCAATCATCGAGAATGATGGTGAATGGACTCCACTTGCAGCAATGCAGAACTTTCTTGACTGGTATCAAGCTGGTAGATTTTCTGCAATTGATCATTGTTTTGATATTGGCAACACTTGCCGAACTTCGATTGAAAACTGGATGTTAGATCCTGCAAATCCTTTTCAAGGTAGCACAGATTCAAATACATCTGGCAATGGCGCATTGATGAGAATGGCACCCGTGATTATATCATCTTGTACATTACAAGAGGCAAGATTGAGAGCAGAAGAGCAAACACTATTAACGCATGGTAGTTCAGAATGTATAAAATATTCCCGTGCATTTGCCTATGAATTGTTCTACTATCGTTATGCTCCAACGCTTGAAGTTGATTTTAAGATTCCTCGTGAGCATGTAAGACCTACTGGCTATGTGAAAGATAGTTACGAAGCTGCCTGGTGGGCAGTCAAGAATGGTAAGGACTTTGAATCAGCAATTATCAAAGCAATCAATCTTGGTGGTGATGCAGATACTATTGGCGCAATTGCAGGACAAATTGCTGGTGCCTTGTATGGCGCAGATAACATTCCTGATTGGATGAAAAATGGTTTATATGAATATAAAATGATTGAAGATACAGCAATCAAACTTTTTAATATTGCAAGAAAGAGACAAAAGAATGAACGAGAAATCAGAAAACAACAACTCGGTTGATGTATTAAAAAAGACCATTCTTGCAATGGATGATTTTACATTGGATCAAGCAGAAGACATTATTGATAAGTATGCAACACAAGTCTATGGTTTTAAATTCAATCATATACTTTATCCATATGTGATCAAAGATGGCATATTTGCCTTTGCAGATTATAAATTGTTTGATACACCAAGAACAGTTGAATTAGTAGTCAAACATTTGATTGATACTGGTGCAGAGATGGTCACTGTTCATATGACAAACAATGATACAACCTTAGATGTTTTATCAAAGTATGTTGATATGATCAAAATTGTTGGTGTGTCTGTTCTGACAAGCTGGGCAAATGTTGATTGCTTATGGAAATTAGGATTACAACCAGAACAAGTGTACGAACATTCTGTAACTGAAATGGAAAGCCGAGGCTTTTGGGGTATGATTTGTTCAGTCAATGAATTAAAACTTTCAATGGTTGAAAAATCAAATCTTAAAAAGATTTGTCCAGGTATTCGCACAGGTAAAACCACTGATCAAACAGATGCAAAACAGCAGGTGAGAATTGCGACACCTGAACAAGCTTTCAGTGCTGGTGCTGATTTTATTGTTCAAGGTAGAAGTTTTTTCAACAATTATTAAAAAGGTATATTATGTCAGATAAAACTAAACGTCGAGAAAGCAAAAGAAAAGTAGTTGCTCGTACAATGGATCAACAGATTGATAAGATGATTAAAGTATCTACAGAACATAAAGTTCCAGAAACTACAATTGACCGTAAAATTGAGAACATGCTCAATCACTTTATTGTAAAAAGCCGTTTGAAAAGCCATGATAATGTCATATTCAAACTGATGAATCATGGATAATGTATAAAAAACTCACAAATTGTAAATATTGCAATTTATCTTTTGACGATTTAAACGCTAGTGAACGAGCAAATCATAGTAGATGGTGTGATTTAAATCCTAAAAAACAAGATTATGTAAATTCTTTAAGAACAAGAAGTTATACAATTTCTGATGAAAACAGAATTAAGCGTAATAAAAAAATAAGTGAAGCACATAATCGAGGTGCTTATTCTCATGTAGATTTTTCTAGTATTTTTAAAGGCAGAAAACATTCTGATGAAACTAAAGAAAAAATTAGGTCAGCCGCATTAAAATCTAAACATAGAAGATTAAAAAAGAATACTATATTATATAATGGAATATTGTTAGATTCAACATGGGAACTTGTATTAGCTAAAAGATTGGAAGAATTATCTATTAACTGGATTCGTCCAGAACCTATTCCTTGGACAGATAAACAAGGAAGAATACATAATTATTTTCCAGATTTTTATCTTTTTGAACATGACTTGTTTATAGATCCAAAAAATAAACATGCAGCAAATGTTCAAAAAGATAAAATTAAAATTTTATTAAGTTCTTATAAAAATATTATATTTTTGTATTCTTTAGAAGAATGCAAAAATTTTTCATTGCCAATGTCGGCAATACACTAGAGCATAGGCTCTTATACCTATGTTTTAGTTTTTTTGAAGCTTCCTAAAACGAAGCTAAATCCTTAAAAGGAGTTTTTGTATGAACAACCAACTATCCTTTACTATGCTGCAAGAAATTGCTGAAAGTGATACACCACATGCTAATATTCGAGTGTTGCAAGCACAAGGTTTATTTACCGAAGAAGATGCAAGTATTAGCAGAGAACATTATCCAGTCCGAAAAGTTTCGCATCATGAATTCTATGATGGTAAAGTCCTTGAAGCCAAAAACTTAGCACTTACTCAACCGTCTGCTCTAGTTGATATGAATAAGATTATAGTGGAGGGCACAACTGACGTTTCACAAAATCATGTGTGGAAAGGTAAGTTGAATCCTGAAATTGATAATCTTCATCGAAAACTTGAAAGAGGATGGGAACTTTGGCGACCACCAATCATTCTGTATAAAACTGATGATGAAAAATATAGAGTTGTTGATGGACGTACACGTTTGATCTATCTTCGTGAAATCGGTCATCAGAATATTATTGCAGATATTCTCGAATCAAGAGATCGTGATTCTGATGTTGAGGCGTCGATTGATGATATGCAGATGAAAGGAAATATTTCCGGACATGATACCCGTGGTAAAGCAACCAAAGAAGATGCTATTACCTTCTTGCAATCACAAATGACAAAACGTAGAATCAAAAAAGATTCTCATGGTAATCCAGATTATGCACAGACTGTAAATATTGCCCAGGATGTTCTTGGTGATTATTTTCCATCAGGCACATTAACTGAGATTGTAGATAAAGCAATGTTTACTTGGCCCGGCGCTTCTTTTAATATACGTTGTTTTAAAGATAAGTCGGCAGTAAAGCAGTGGGCAACTTCTGGTGGTAGGCATTATAAAGATTTGGCACCTGATGTGGCGGCAAATGGTGAAGTTGTTCGACGTGGTATTCATTATTTTATTCACGATGTCGGTCAACCTCGCAACTTTGTTAAAGCATTAGCAGATGCTTTAGATAAGTACCCATTTGAACAATATCAAATTAGAGTGCTATTATTCCTCAGGACACCTGAGTCCGTGAATACTGTTAGCAAATTTAATAGAAGCCGAGATGCTTTTATTTCAGAAGTTAGTGGTATCTTACATAAAATCTCAAGATGTTGGTTTAATAATGCTTCTGTCAATTTGTTTAATAATCCAAATATTGAGCTTTATGGCATGGCATCAAACATTGGAGAAGTTCATAATTTAGATGAGCTTATTCTCTTTAATAATCATGATGATAATTCAAAGCCAACTTGGTATCAAAAGAATCCACCTAAAGGTGTATCTGAAGATGCCTTGTTAACTCATTGTTATAATGGTGATTGTTGATTAATTTATTGGCACTCTTTCGAGAGTGCCATAAATACTGTAAAGAAATTTAATTGATTAATTCTTTACAGGGTAATTTTATGTCAGCAGATCCAAGAAAACAATTGATGGAATCAGTTCAATCGATTGAGCGATGTGAAAATACAATTGTTCAAGAAATCAAAAGATGCCCAGAAGATAATGCTGAATTGCAAGAGGCTCTGGGCAATCTTCGCATTCAACTCCTAAAAATTCTATATCCTTTTAACATGCAAAGAGCCAAGTATGGGCTTGAACGTAGGGCTGACCCAGAAGTCAGTAGCATGTCAACACGAAGGAAATTTCCTCGTAGAGAAAAACCAAGAGATGGTGGCACAGACAGAAGACTTTCTTTAGGTAGAAGGTCCGAAGATATCTATGGCATTGGCTCAGATCGTCAATCTCGTCCGATGTTCGGCTGATGAGAGATGTCAACGGATATCCCATTCGAACAGAGAAAGGGAAAATTATGACATTTATTGAAATGTACAAAAAACAACCTTTGGTCGCCAAGATATTTTATCCCTACTTGGCGTTCATGATTATCACAACAGCAATTGAATTTTTTTGAAAAAAGTTCTTGACATTCCTGTTTGGTCTGATATGATCTGATCATGTTGAGCGAGACCGCTCCCTGACACAACACTCCTTCGGAGATTCGCAATGACACCTACCAAAGAACAACAAGCAATCTTGAACGGTTTCAACATGACTGATGAGAACATCAAAGTTCTCGCCCTTGCAGGAACCGGCAAGACCTCCACTCTGCTTGAGCTTGTTGTGCAGAATCCCGGATTGACTTTCCTCTACATGGCATTCAACAAAGCAGTGAAAGATGAAGTTGAAGCCAAAGCCCGCAAGGCAAACATCACCAACCTCAAAGTCAAGACTCAGAACGGCTTCTGCCTTGAGCTTGCAAGAGGCGCCGGTCTTCAAACTCGCAACATCAAAGGCTACATGTCTGTAAAAGATACTGTAGCACGCCTCGGTCTGACTGGCAATGACCGATACCTTGCATACCCAGCATTTCAGATCATGACACGTTTCATGATTTCCCGTGATGCTGAAATGACCATGCATCATATTCCAAAAGATGTTGAAGACAGAATCTACACCAATGTTCGCCGCTTCGGCAAGAGCATGGATGAGAGTGCAATTCTTCGTGAGACCGACAAGCGAATGAAGTCCGCACTCAACATTGCTCGACGCTTGTTTGCTTCTTTCGACTTCAACAGTGATATCATGCTGCATGATGCATATGTCAAGCTTGTTCAGATGCACTACAATGAAGTGCCTGTTACCGAAGATGTTGTGTTGCTTGATGAAGCACAAGATATCAATCCTGTGTTCAGTGATATTGCTTCACGTTTCACCGCTCGTACAATTGCTGTTGGTGATAACAATCAAGCTATCTACCAGTTTCGTGGTGCAAAAGATTATCTGCAAGAGATGCAGACAGATCAAGTTTTCACCTTGACACAATCTTTCCGCTTTTTGCCAGAGATTGCCGACAAGGCAAACTTGTTGCTTCAGCATATGACTGACCTTCGCCTGAAAGGTTTTGAGAATGTTGAAGAAGAAGATACTTCAGCTATTCTTTGCCGCAGCAACATGGGATGTTTGACAGAAGCCTTCAACCTGCTCGGAACAGACACCAAGTTTGCTCTTGAGGGTGGCGTTGACAACGAAGGTTTCAAAATGATTGCTGACCTCGTTGCTTTGAACGAAGGCCGCACTAGTGATGTTCAACATCCTGACCTGAAAGGCATCTGGAACATGATTGATTTCCAAGCCGAGCTAGAGCAGGAATTGCTAAATAAAGAATGGAAAACAGCAATGAGAGTGATTGACAAGATGGGTGGCTTTGACAAAGCACTTGATGTTATCAATGAGATCAAAGCAACTCAGAAAAACCTTCCTGATAATGCAGTGGTAATCACCACAATGCACAAATCAAAAGGCAAAGAATGGAATTCAGTTCGCATTTCCGATGATGCTGAAAATGCATTCTATACTTCCGAAATTGATGCTGCTGGAAGAAGAATTCGTGTAGCAATTCCCTTTGAGAAAGCACCAGTGATGGAACAGAATTTATTTTATGTTGCAGTGACTCGAGCCAAGCGCAATCTTGAAGTTGGTCTCTGCGAGAGATTGTTTGTAGAGCCAACTACCGCAAACACTGAGATTGCCGAGGCAGCATAAAATAAACCAAAAGAGGGAATTTTTCCCTCTTTCTTTCTCTTGTTCTTAGATAAATATAAATAAGAATGAGATAACTTAAACATAAGGAATTAATAATATGAAAAAATTCATCATTTCAATTGCAGCACTGTTTGTGATTTCAACACCAGTTTTTGCAGATAGCCATCAAGGCGGATATGAGTTACCGTGTACACAATGTGAAGAAGAAACGCAACCAAAAGGACTGTCAGACCTGAAGCCAGACCTACTTAAAGATCAAGAATTGGCATTTGATTCAACGAAACTTACGCCAGAAGGATTTCCAAAAGTTCCCTATCCTACAGCAATGATTGGTCAATTCATGACATTTTGTGTGAACATCATGAATCAAAGGTTTTATCAAGAGAGAATACCCCAGCAAGTTGCCTTTGCCTCTTCTGCATTTATTTGTTCTTGTGTAATGGATAGTTATCGTGATAAAAATCAACAGGCAGAATTTCAATTTGAGTTTACTCGAAAAACTGCAAAAGAAGTTCCTTTGTTTACAGACTATCTAAAAACATGTACAACATTGAATAATAAAAATTTGTCAGCATTTTTTCCAAATAATTCTAGAACACAACTTAACCAATAAACACAAATGGCCCGTGTACCAAATATCGAATATCCTACTCGTTTCGCCAAGGATCAAATAACATTTAAAGTGCCCGACGGTTGTCGGGTTTATTTGTTTAATCTGCGAACTCAATTTATAAGTCAAATTGCATTTAAAGTTGGTACCCTTGATACAATTGGTCCAGTAATGCAATCAACTCAAGTGTATAATGATGAAGTAGATAAACAAACAGCAAATAGTGAAGGTCCTGTAGCTCACGATGGAACTATTCGTAAAAAAGAAAAAATTGAAATGCGAGACCATTACATGAACCGCACTTTTGGTGCAGACTTGTATGTGACTGACGGATATACTGCTTCAGAAAAAACATGGATTATTTCAAACAATCTTGAAAATATTAGATTTTCTCAAAGAATTTGTGGTGTTCCACATCCTGATAGTTCTGATGAATGGGGTAATTTATGGTACAAAGAAGATCAAACACAGTTGACAAAAACAGACTATACATTTTTTGCAGACCAGGTAGTATATGATGCACAGTTAAAAGATCGTTTTTGGGATGTGAAGGGTCAAAAACATGTAATGAACATTAAAGGAGATAGTTTTCCAAATTGGATCAGACCTGATAGTTCAATCAGACCGCATTCAGATTATCCATATACTAAGCATTATAATGGAACGGATTATACTGTTGATTTTCGTAGAGATCACTTCGTTAATTATCCAACAACAAAAACAATTTCGAAAACATTGATGCATTCTCGAGAATGGTTAAGAAGATTTGCTGATAAAAAGTTTTTGATTTTATTCCGTGCAAATATGATAAATAGTCAACCGAGAGTATTATACGGAATCCCAATTGCGGATCTTCGTTATCATGATTCAGATAAAAAGAGGTAAAATATTATAGGAGTTTATAATGACATTTGAAGAATTTACTAATAGTATAGAGACTGTTCAAGATTTTAAATGGTCCCGTGACAGACTTGAAATTGAAAGTGGAGGCGTACCAGGAATTTATTCAATCTTTTCAAAATGGAAATCAGATTCTGTTTGGGTGTTCGCCCGTGCATTTGAAACAGTTGAAGGACTTAAAACATTTTTAGTTTCCGTTCCAGAAGATCTGTATAACAAACAAGATATTAAAGTATTGTTTGTACATTGCAATAATGGTAAAGATTATGTTGAAGAACTTTTGATTACAGGTGCCGAATGATTTCCATGAATTTAAATTTTAATTTACCAGATTGGGCAAAATATTGCGCTACTGATGAAAATGGTGATGTATGTGTGTTTGAAGATAAACCCTTTTTAATTGACCAAATTGTGGGAGAAGGAATCTTTGAAACAAAAACAAATTTTATGTGTATAGCAAAACATTGTGTAACGCCAGATTGGAAGAAATCATTGTTTGAAATCTCTTGATTGGAGTTTATATTATGAGAAAGCGAAAAAATGTTGCTGTTGTTCGTGAGCCAGAATCACAAGTCATGGATGAATTTAAGCTTTGCCATTTTTATAATTGGTATCGTGTAAACTATTCCGAAAAAGATGCCAAAGAATTTCTTTTACAATATGTGACTGAAGAAAAAACAAAAACTATCATTCGAAAACTTTCATATATCAAATTAACATATTGTTGGTTGGCAAGAATTCTCACGAACAACAATCAAATACCAGAAAAGTTTGAAAGTGACCTTCAAAAATATTTGAATAGTCTTGAGAATGAACTTCGTATTCAAAAATCATATAAATTAAAATTAACAGAAGCGGAGTTTATTCCTCCTCCTGACCGCAAATCAGAAAGAGATTTTGATAATGCTTTAAATTATATGAATGATCAAATTGATTTGATGTTTGATTCAAAAGGTAAACATACCTTTTCTGGTGATGCTCTTGTGGCTATGTTTAATCTAACAAAAAAGCACACAAAACAATTATCAGAGATTATTCAATCTGAACATATTTATTGGCTTGAATTGGCAAAAGAAGAAGAAGATGTGCAAGAAGCATATTCTTTTTTGACTACAAGACAGCAAAAAAAGATTATCAATCATATGAAAGATATTTGTGATAGTCTTGATGTTGCATCTGAAAGAAAAGAAAGAAAGGCGAGAAAGAAAAAGGTTCGAACTCCTGAAGAAAAGATTTCAAAATTAAAATTTAAAGCTAAGGCTTTCGAATGCAGTTCGATTGATTTAAGTAAAATCATTGGTGCAAAACTTTTATATATAGTATCAGATGATAAAAGAGCATTATATCAATTAACATCAGAACGTGGTTTTAATACACGTTCAAGTTTTATTACAAATGTTGATTCTGCAATAAGAATAATATCATATGGAAAAGGTCTGGAATCTTGCGTTTCTCATATTTGTAATACATCAAATGCCAGAACATTGAAGAAACTTGAAAAGGATGTACATGTTTCTCGTAAAGAAAATGTTGAACTTAAAAATAATGAATACCGTTCAACAGATAAGTTCTGTGCAATTAAAGCTTTTTAATAGGAATTAAATATGATTAAACCATTACCAATTATTTTTCAAGAAATTTCAGACGCTCCAACTCATTTAGAAAAAGTTCAAGCTTTACAGCAGAACCGAAATGCAATGGTTGATTTGTTGTTAGAACTTACCTTTAGTAAAGATATTATGATTACTGGTTTGCCCGAAGGTAAACCATCATTAACAACAGGCGAAGCGGCATTGTTCAATGCACATTTATTATATGCAAATCGCAGAATCATTGAAATGTTTATTAATGATAATAGTGCGCACATTCCTCCGATCAAACGTGAGAAAATTTTTTTAGATTTTCTTGAGAATCTTGATCCTTCAGAAGTAACATTAATCTGTGAAGTTAAAGACCGAAAACTTACTTCTTTCCCTGGAATTACAAAAAAGGTTGTTGAAAAAGTTTATGATTGGCCTATTGCTGATGATACACCAGAAGTTGCAGAAGCAGCACCAGTTGAAGAAACTCCAGCGCCTGTAGTTGAGGAAGTGAAGGTTGAAGAACCTGTGGTAGTAGAACCAGAGGTAAAGAAAACACCAGCAAAAAAGCCGGCGGCAAAAAGAAAGCCAGCAGCAAAGAAAGCGCCTGCTAAGAAAGCACCAGCGAAAAAGACAACAACAAGAAGAAAGAAGCCCGCAGCAAATACAAGCCCATCAACTTCTTAAAACATTCTTTTCAAACCAATTTAAAACTTCATGCGCAATATCAGGCATCTTATCTTTAAGACCATTTTGATCAAACTCTGAAACAGCAGATTTTAAACCACGATTGATTTGCTGTTTTAAGAAGTTTTCTATCTTTTTATCATCCACATCTTTCAAATCTTCATCTGATACTTCAATTGTCACCTTAACAATTTTCGAATCATTCTCTTTATCTTTGATATAAAAATAATAATTCGTTTTATCATTATCAGCAGTATCAATATATCTCTGTATATCTTTTATTTCTTCTCGCAACTGATGACGGAAGATTCGAAATGTTTTCATTTAATCTTTATCCCAGAGAATACTATTGCCTGGAAGTTCAAAAAGCATTCGTGAATATACTCTATAAGTTGTACCTGCTTTTGCTTTTGTACTAGCTGATTCAATTTTTAATCGTATTTGAATAACTTCTTTGCCTGTAGTTTTCTCATGAATACGAATTGTTGGATCTCCATCCATTCGAAGATTTGCAATCAAATCATATGATTTCATTTTCCGTTCAAACTTTGTACCGAATCTCAAAGTTTGTGCTTTTCTTTTATCAAGCTTTACAAATTCAACAAATTTCCAATCATCAAGTGTTGCATACTTTCGAATGAATTTAATTAAATAGTCTACTAATTTTATTTCACCTGCATTTTCTAAATCATTAATTTTTTCAGTAACAAAAGTAAATAACTTTTTAACAGCCGCTTTGTAGATTTTCTTCTGATGAGCCAATGTTTCATCAGACCGGTCTTGATAACGAGTACTTC